CCGGGGCCTTCTTTTCAGTATCGTCGCCAGATGGCAAAGACAAGTCAGTTGGAGGCTTTGCCGGATCGGAACCGTAGGATGTGGCTAGGCCATAGGTAACAGCCGCCAAAGCGAGCGCTCCAAGGACGATGGCGATCCCGACCACCGGGGTCAGCGCGATGCCGAACGCCTTCGCGATGTTCAATCCCCACTCCGCTGCGGTGAGCGCGATCGTGGCCGCAGCGAGGAGACCCATCTGCTGCTTCTGTTCGGGCGTCTTCGCGCTGAACGCTGCGAAGAGGGTCGTGATCGAAGCGATGCCCAGCCCGACGCCGGCGAGCAGCCCGAGCTTGTTCGTTCCCAATCCTGACAATCCATCCTTGAGCTTCGAGAAGGTGCCGCCGATATCGGAGCCGGAAAGGTTCTTCCACACCTTGCCTATGCCATCGATGCCGCTGATGACGCTGGGAATTATCATCAACCCAGCCTGCATCATCGAGTCGTTCAGCGAGTTCTGGGAAATTCGGGCGCGTTCATTGGCGAGATCGTTCGCGTCAGTGGCGATCGAGAGCTTGGTGGCAGCCTCCGTCGCCTGATCTGATGTCGAGCCATACTTCGCGACCGCATCATTATAATCGTCCTGCGCTTTCTTCAGCGCCTGATCGGACCGGTCAACTGCCAGGTTCGCCTTCTCGACGGCATACTGCTTCTTCTCGATGTTGTCGAACGATTGATAGAGCGCGAACACGGACGTCGCGACCTGGCTGATGCCGAGGGCGAGCGTCTTGTAGGAACCTTGGACACGCGTGGAGGCCGTTTCGGTGCGACTGGCCGAACTTTCCGCGCCGCTAGCCATCCTCTCATGATCGTTCTGAACGGAGTCGGACATCTGCTGACTGGAACCGGAGACCTCTCCGGCCACGCTCTTGGCCGTGCCGGACAACCCCTGCAATGATTGCTGCGCATCGGCGACGCCGGACTTGAGCCCGGCCGAGTTCGCGTTGATGTTTACTTCCACGCTGCCTACGTTCGTCAATTCCTCACCGCCTTTCCGCATTCCCTTGCTGTGAACATCTTGGCCATCTCCAGCATCTGCTCGGCCGATTGCTTCGGTTCTTCCTTCGGTTCATCGCCCGGCATGAAGTCGCTGACCTTGAGGCATCGCGCCCCTTTGGGCAGTCCCTTGTTCGCAATCACCGTGCAGAGCACCGCGACGCGATGATCGAGCAAGCGCTGCTGCGCGTTCCATTCACTGACCAGGGCATGCCATCGCCTGGGCTCCAAGGACCAGAATTCAACCTCGGATAGCCCCAGGGCGACGCGGCTGAACGCCCATATCCTCAGCCACTTGTCGCTGGGGCCTCCGGGTTTTTTGATGGCGTCCATATCAGGCCGATCTTCTCGAACAGGAAGGCATAGGCGGCACGCGCGTTCTCGCCGTGGATCAGCGTACCCGCCTCATCAAGAGTGATGTCGGGCTTCGCCTTGAGCAGACCCGCCCAGACGATCGCCTTGTACTCCTTGGCGGTCGCCTGCGTGATGTTCGACGGCATCGGCTTGCCCATCGCCTCCTCGTAGGCACACTCCGCGTTGAGGTCCCATCGGAACTTGAGCAATAGCGAGTCTAGGTTGGCCCGCTGTTTGCGCACGACCGCTTCGTGCTCTGCCTTCATCCGGCGGATGTCCGCGTCGGCGTCTCGCTTCGGCTGTTGCTTCGGCTCAGTCTTGCCAGCCATCGGACCGCCTCCCTAGGTCGCCGCCCTGGCCACGTGCACCTTGTACTCCTTTGGTACCTTGCCGGCGTCCTTGACATTGATCATGAAGTTGGTCACGCTCCCGGCCGCGCCCAATTGCTGCGCAGCGCTGGCATTGCCGGTGGTCAACGTGCTCAATGCTTCGTTGAAGTCATCGTACAGCGTGATCTCAGCGGCGGTCGCGTCCGTCACCGTGAAGGTCACGGTCGCGGTCACTGCCGTTTCGGTGACTACATATTCGTAGGTGTCGGAATCGAACGCTGGCGTCAATGTGCCTGTGCCTATCGCAATGGTCGTTGCGTCCACGCTTGCGCCCACTGCTAGAACTGGTAATCCGCTGACCTTGAGCTTCGCCGTGAATCCCAGCTGGTCTTTCATCGGCTGCTTCGTCTTGAAGCTGGTCACGACCGCGCCGAAGGTCCAGGTCGCCGTTATCGCCACCGGGAATGTCATGACGAAGGCTTGAACGGTCCGCGACTTGAGGGCCGTCCACATCGCCATCTGTCCGGCGGTGTCGCCGACGATCAGGTTGCCCTCGACCGCGACGTCCCCGCCGTCCAACAGCCCGCCGATGAACTCCTTGACATTGTTGGCGGAATCGTTGTTCGTCACGTCGATCGTCTCGGCGTCCAGCCCGATGTCGCCTATGCTCGCTATCTCTGCTATGGGGTCGCCGTTGATAGTCAACACAACGCCCTTTGCCGCTACTGCGCTTGATGTCATTTTCTCAGTTCTCCGCTCTGTCCACGCTTACACATTGCTTCTCGCTCTCTTCACCCGGTAGTTCTGTGCGAACTTGATGCGCTTGTTCTCCATGCCCATGCCGAACATCGCGCCCAATGGCTCGATGTTCAGATATTTCGTAGAGCCAAGCGTCTGGTTCGCGATGAGGCTCAGCTTGTCCTCGATCGCTTCCATCGTCGCCGCGACGGTCGCGGGATCCAGCCCCCTCGCCACCACCTGAAGCCCCGGGTTCTCGACCTTAGGCGATGACTTGGAAGGTGGGGCGCCAGCATACGGATACAGACAGATCAGGCTGTCCGGTACCGATGCGCCCCCTGGAATGTGAGTGATGAAAATGTTGGTGTCGACCGTGCCGAGGCTGTTCGGCGTCGCCGCCAGATAATCGGCCACTTCCTTGAGCATCATCTGGCCGCCTCCTCGAGCGCTTCGTTGATCCCCTTCGCCATCTCGTCCGGGAGCTCGTCGGCGTGGCGCATGAACGGGTCCTCGAGATACTTGTTCTTCGAGCCGGGCTTGGTCCATTGCACGGACTTCAGGACCGGCATCTTCATGCCCAGGACGTTCTCGGTGCCGACGTATGGATCAAGCATCTCGTGAGTGTAGAGCGCATGAGGCGACGAGTATCCCATTGTCAGCTCGATGCCCTCGCTGCTGATCTTCGGCGGATCGACGTGAGAGCTTCCCTGCAGGTCGCCGATCTCCTTGGGGCATTCGTCCATCGACTCGGGCATTACCACTTCTTCCTCCCATGTCCGGCCGGCCTCGGCCGCTCCCTCGACGATCTTCGGGCCGAGCTGCTTCAGTGTCTCCATGACCTCCTTGAGCCCGGAGACCTCGATCGTGACGGTCACAGCACCACCTCGACGTGATGCTCCGCGACGCTGTCCTTGACGCGCTTGATCGTGAGCACTTCCGGCGTCGATCCATCGGGCAGCGTCACCTTCGAGCTGTCCTCGATCGTCGTGCCGGCCGGAAGCCAAAGCTTCGCGTGCGCCTGGTGCAGGTCGCCGTCCGCTCCGCGCACCATCCTGCTGCTCGGCTCGACCCTCGCCGGCGAGCTGACCGCAGTCCCGTAGGTGGGGACGCTGCCGCTGAGCCCTGAGAGCGGGGCGATGGTCACGACGTCGTTCATCATGCCCTCGATGCTCATTGCTCGGTGCCCTCCTCGTTCCGGCCGTACTCCGGGATGTTCGTGTTGTCGAGCTTGAAGGCGCTCATCTTGTGGTCGGTGCGCTCGACCTGGGCGTTGCCGGCCGTCATCCCCTGCGCGTTCGCGCTGTCTAGGATCCTGCGATATTGCGAATAGTATGGCGAGTCTCCCGCCGCCTTCGAGTAGCCGTAGTCGCCGATGCGCTCGCTGGTGTACGCGCCCTTGCCCAGATTGCCTGTTTCATAGAGGTGGGAGATCAGAAGCGCATGCGCGTGGTCGTAGAGCGCGGACGACAGCCCAGGATCCTCCGCGTCCAACTGCTCCTTCGCGACCGCGCTCAGGTAGTTGAACTTCGCCCTGGTGAAGCCTGTCGTGCCTCCTACGGTGAAGGGCGAGACCAATGCGATCATCGCAGAAGTGGCGGTCATGTCAGCCCCCCCGCGATAACAACTGCGCGACCGCTATTATCAGCCCGCCCCATCCTGCCACCGCGCTTATGACCAGGCCCCAGATTATCAGTCGATTGTCCTTCTGCTTCGCTTCGCACGTATTCAGTTGTTCGAGCGTCTGGATGCGATTGTCCTGGTCTGCAATGGCGGTATCATGCACGGCGCACTTCGGAGATGGGCAGTGGATGGC